CACGTTTTGAAGACAGTGCGGGGTGGCTCGATGGTGAGCCGCAGGTGGGCATCTTCAAAAACATATCCGGCGGCACTCGTGCTGCCTACGATTTGTGCATGTGGACGAGGACACAGTGATGCAACTCTCCAACGCTCGCTATGTCCGCGTTCCGGGTTGGTACGACATAACGGTCACGCCCGACGACGGAGAGCCTTTCGACTACACCGTCGCCCCTCACGACGACGCGCCGATGGCTGTTGCCATCCGCGCCGCCGTTGCTGCGCAGTCTATCCCAATCGCGCCTTATGCCGACCCAGCCCTCACGCTCGATGGCGCGCGCGCCGCCAAGCTGAAGGCGATCGAGGCGCAGATCAGGGCTCAACTCGCGGCAGGTGTACCGTTCGGCGGCTTGCACATCGCGCTTGATGACGGCTCACGCGCCGACATGACTGCGATGGGAACGACGGCCATTGCCGCCGCCGCCGGCTCGATCCCGTGGCCGGAGGATTATGCTCGGGGCTGGATCGCGATGGAGAACGTCCGCATCGCGCTATCGACACCAGCCGATGGCCTCGGCCTCGCGGCGACGGTCGGTGCTCATTATGCGGCGCTGCGCCAGCACGGGCGCGACCTGAAAGACCTTGCCGGGGCCGCTGAAACAGTTGGCGATCTCGACGAGATCGATGTGACGGCCGGCTGGCCCGATTGATCCACCCCATCTCGCCGGTGCGCCGGTTCATCCGCAAGCCGCCCTCCGAGGCGGCTTTTTCTTTGGAGATATCAGCATGTCCGATCCCGTCATCGGCTTCGCCGTCCGCCGCGAGGCGCTCGAGCCGGCACCACCGTCCAATGCCCGCATGTCTGTCATCGGGCTGTGCAAGCCGACGGTGAAAGCTTCGAATGTCACGCAGGATGCGTTCGACGCCGCCTTTCCGCTGAACCAGCCGGTCTTGTTCGCTTCGGCCTCGGCCAAGGCGCGGATGATCGATCCGGATTCGAGCCTCGGGCGTGACCTGACGCTGATCAATGCCCAACTGGCGCGGTTGCAGTCCGCGGCCCAGATCGTGTTCGTTCGGGTCGAGGAAGGCCTATCCGAGGCCGCGACGATCGCCAACATCGTCGGCAACGCCGCCGCCCGCACCGGCATGCATGCCTTCCTGAAGGCCGGCGCGGCGGTCGGCGCAATCCCGCGCCTGATCGGCTCGCCCGGCTTCACACATCAGCGCTCTGCTGGTGTCGACGCCGTCAGTGTCACGGCACCCGGTTCCGCCTACACCTCCGCCCCGACGGTCGCCTTCTCCGGTGGCGGCTCGCATGCGAGCAAGGTGTTGCCGACGGCGCATGCCGTGCTCGGAACCGGTGCAGACGCGGCGAAGGTCATGGCAATCGTCCTCGATACGCCCGGCGCCTATCTGACTGCCGCGCCCACCATCACCCTCAGCGGCGGCGCGGGCAGTGGCGCAACGGCCACCGCGACGATCGCCGATCTCGCCAATCCGATCGTTGCGGCATGGCCGGCGGTTCTCAGCGCGCTCTTTGCCATCGCCGTCCCGGACGCTGGCGGCGCGGACCGCGATGAGGATGTCGAAGCGCGCGAAACGCTCCAGAGCGATCGCATCGCACACCCGGTTTCCCCGTTCGTTGAGATGATCGATTCTTCTGGCTCGCCGGTCGTGCACTATGGGTCAGCCGCCGTGCTCGGTCTGTACGTTCGGCGCGATTTCGAGAATGAAGGCCGGCCGTTCAAGTCGATCATGAACCAGCCGGTCTATGGCATCCTTGGCCCTTCCCGGGCGATTGAGTTCAGCCTGACGGACGGCGCCAGTGAGGGGCAGGATCTGCTCGCCCATCAGATCGGCCCGCTGGTTCGCGGCGAGAGCGGCGACGATTTCGCCATCGCTGAGGGCGGCTTCGTCTTCCTGGGCTTTGAGGGAACCGGCGAGGAAACAATCTGGCGCCAGATCCACAAGGTGCGCGGCCGGGACTTCATCGAGCTGACCGCGATCCGCACGCTCCGCCAGTATCTCGGCCGCTGGAACCTGACCACGCAGACGATCCAGGCTGTCGTCAACACCGTCTCCGCCGTTCTGGAAAAGGCGGCGGCGCGGCAGGAAATCCTCGGCTTTACCTGTCGCTTTGATCCGGCTGAGAACAACAGCGCGGATCTTCGCACCGGCCACATTTTCGTCGACGCGCGCTTCGAGGATGTCCCGGTCTTCCGCCGCGCCACCCTGATCTCGCGTCCCTACCAGCCCGCGCTGCAGGCGACGATCGATCAGCTGATCTCCGCCCAGACCCTCATCGGCTGACCATTCCCGGCAAGCCTCTCCCGCCCTAGCGGGGAGGCCCGGCTTTTCCCGTTTCGTGCCAGGAGCCCGATCGATGTCCGAAATCTATCTCATGGAGGCCGCGTCGCTGTTTCTCGGCGACGAGGATCCCTCCGCTTCGAAGCATCTCTCGCTCGACAGCCTGGCGCTGCCGACGCTGGAATATGTAACGGTCGATCATCTTGGCGGCGGCGCCCCCGCTGAGATTGATTTTTCGATGGCGGTTCTTCGCAAGATGAACCCGACCTTCAAGATCGCGGGCTTCGATGCCGACGCTTATCGCCTGTTCGGCGTCGGTTCGGCCGAGGTGCAGACCTTCACGGCGCGCGGCATCATCCGGGCCAAGAGTACCGGCAAGGGTGTCGGCGCAGTGGCAATCATGCGCGGCTCGCTCGGCAAGGTCGGCCCGGACGCGTTCGAGCGCGCCAACAAGCTCGGCCACGATCACCAGATTATCGAGCTGCAGCATTACGAACTGAAGGTCGGCGGCCAGGAGTGGTTCTACTACGACTATTTCTCAACCGTCCGCCGCCGCTTCGGAAAGGACGAGACGGCCGAATATCGCCAGTTGCTGGGGCTCGCCTGATGGCGGAGTTCGGCCGCGCGGCCGCATCCCTGCCTCCTGACTATCGGCATGACCCTTCGACGGTCGTGCCGCTCGCCTTTCCCTTCGCGCTCGATGGCGCGAAGGTGGAGCGCGTGCCGCTGGCGCCGCCCTCGCTGGACGGGCTCGGATTCCTGCGCGGTGACGAGGGCCTTTCGGCCCGGAACATCATCCTGGTGACGTCGCCGCTGTCGCCGCGCGCCATCGGTGCGCTGCGCTGGCCCGATGTCGAGGCGATCCTGACGGCGGCGCTCGACCTGCTGCCGGCCGATCTTGTCGCCCAGATGCGCGGCGATCCGGAGAGCGAAGCCGAGATCCTGCCGCGCGATTCGGGGGAGGGCGAGATGCTGCCGGCGAGCCAGTTTGGCGAGGACGCCCTCGCAGGTGAAGTCGACATCGCCGACCAGCTCAACCTCAACCCGGCGGACTTTGCGACAAGCGTCTAGCCTCAATCGATCGGCTTGTGGGGGTTTAGGCGGTTATAGCTATCGACCTCCTCGTCCACGCAGTACTCAACCATGCTCCATTCGACTTGGTCTTTGGACCATTCCCTGAGGCACTTCTTGAAGATTTTGGAAGCAATAGGGTGGGCGTCGTCCGCCGCATAATTCTTCCTTCGCAGGGATGAATAGCTCTTGGTTTCTTCCTTAATGCAGTATTCCTGCATCGAGAACTCGTCCGGCCACTGCTTCTCGCAATAGGCCCGGATATCCACTGCCTCATCCGCATGGGCGACCATGCTTGCTCCCAGGCAGACAACGCCCAGGACAACGGCAAATACTGTCCGCATTGTCCTAATCCCCCCTAAAACCGCGCAAATTTTGCACGGCACGGCTAGCGCTGCAACGGGCAGGCTTCGTGCATCGGGCCGCCTTCGGCCGCTTTCGAGGAACGCCGACATGGCATCGATCGTCTCGACCCTGACCATGCGTCTGCTCGACGCCTTCAGCCCGAACGCGGGCAAGGTGGCGAAGTCTGCTGGTGACGTCGACAAGGTGATGCGGCGCGTCAGCAAGTCGATGGGCGAGAAGGGCGGGCTGGAAGGATTCCTTGCAGGCGGGCGCAATCTGGTTGCGGCCGCCGGAGGGTTTTACGGGATCTCTCGTGGGGTCATGTCGGCGAGCCGCGCTTTTGCTTCCTTCGATCGACAGATGACCCGCATCGGCATCACGGCGGATGCGTCGACTGCGCAGGTGACCTCGGCCTCGCAGGAGGTCAAGAATCTGGCCAATGATGTTGCCCTGCCGCTCGAGGACGTGGTGAAGGGGCTCGACGCCCTTGTCGCCGCGGGCCGATCGCTTCCAGAAGCCATGGGCTTTCTGCCCGCGGTTGCCCGGACGGCGCAGGCCGCAGGCGCGGAGACAGCGGACATCGCCAATTCCGCCGATGCGATCGCGGCCTCGTTCGGCGTGGCTGGTGATCGGATGCAGTCCGCCTTCGATATTCTGGTCGCAGGCGGCAAGGCCGGCAAGTTCGAGCTGAAGGATATGGCGAGCTACATCCCGTCGCTGGCGCCGGCGATGGCGGCGCTCGGCTACAAGGGGGAGGAGGGGCTCTCGAAACTGGTTGCCATGCTTCAGGTCGTCCGGACCCAGACGGGCGATGCATCGAGCGCCGCGACCAATTTGCAGAACGTCCTTCAGAAGATGACCTCGGAGGATACGGTCAAGAAGTTCTCGAAGATGGGCATCGATGACCTTCGTGGCCAACTCGATGCCGCGCGAGCTGCCGGCAAGGATGTGATCCAGGTGTTCCTGGATCTGACGCAGCAGGCGACGAAGGGGGATCTTTCGAAGCTGAACCTGCTCTTCACCGACGCCCAGATGCAGCAGGGTGTCCGGGCGCTGATGTCGCAAAGGGATCTCTACAAGGAGATCTTCGCCATCCTGAAGGATGCCGACGGGGCGGTGATGCGAGATCTTCAGCGCGTGACCGGTGACGCCGCCTCGTCAATGGAACGCTTCTCCAATGCAACGGGCAGTGCCGGCCAATCGCTCGGCAAACTCGCTGACGCGGCCGGGTTCAGCTCCATGCTCGAGGGCATCGCCTCGGCGGCAGACAATGCGGCCGGGCGACTGGACAATCTTTCGAC